GTCGGATTGGAATTAACAGAAAATGAAAAGAAGAAGGAGTTCCTGATGTCCTATCAGAAGGAGAAGCGGCGGGTCCGGCGTTTGGAAGAGCAGTTGGAAGAACTGAGGCGGAATAAAATGTCTCCTTCTGTCACCAATGACGGGATGCCTCATGGTACGGATAAGAAGGATTTGTCTGATTACGCAGTGAAGGTGGACGAGATAGAGCAGGAACTGGTTGCAGCCCGGTACTGCCGGATATGTGCATTTCAGGAGGTACAGAAGCGGATTGAGGCTATGGAGGATGAGAGAGAAAAGGATTTGCTTACATACCGGTATCTTAAGGGGCTTAAATGGGAAGAGGTTGCTGTACGAATGGGATATAGCTGGAGGAAAATACACTATCTACATAGTGATGCCTTGGAGCATTTTGAAATTTGTGCATAGAAGTGCACAGTCAATCTGTGTTATAATGTATGAAAAGAAGTGGGCCTACCGGAAACGGCGGGCCTTCTTCCTTTTCCTCTTGGGTGAAATTCAGACCAGCGAGGAATCCATTCCAGTGCGGGGGCTTTTCTTTTGCCGAAATTTGGTGTAAGATATAAAAAAGCGTGGAGGGTGTATTTATGGAGAGTATAGCAAGTGGAAGTAATGCAATTTCTGTAACAATAAATTCGTCTAATAGTATATTTTGGACTATCATCTCAGGTGTATTAATATTTATATTAGGACAAATTTTTGTTGAGGCCATACTGAAGCCACACAAAAGATTTAAAGAACTTAAAGCAAAAATTTCATATTCATTAGTTTTGTATGGAAATATTTACAGTAGCCCGTTGATAAGAGAGATGAGTAGTGTGGCTGAATTAGGAGAATATGAAGCAGTTGGGAGTGAACTAAGGAAATTGGCATCAGAGCTGACAGGATATCTTGAAGAAAGGTGGTCAGTGACAGGAAAAGTAAACTCCAATAATATATCAAAGGCGGCTAGTGCATTAATAGGACTATCAAATACTTTAATAGTAAGTGAATGTCATGTAGATAGGGCGCGTGAAAATAACAGTAGAAGAGTAGAAATCATAAAAGAATCGTTGAAAATACAAAGAAAGATTGAAGTTTAGATTAGCGGGTTGCTTTTGCGCAGCCCTTTTTTAGTACTCGTAACTTGTCAATAAGAGAAGAGAGGCAATAAGATGCTTAAGTCATGTAAATACTGTGGTCGCATCCATGACAGCCAGTATGACTGCGGCAGGAAGCCACAACCTCAAAAGAAGATAACCTACATAGACCGGTTCCGTAGCTCCAGAAAGTGGAGGGAGAAACGGGAGCAGATACGCCGGCGAGACAAGAACCTCTGCCAGGTGTGTATCCGAAACCTTTACGGCACGGACCGGCAGTATAACTACGAGAATCTGTCCGTTCATCATGCCATACCGATAGAGACGGACTATGACCGGCGCCTGGATGATGACAACCTGCTGACTGTATGCGGGGTGCACCATGAGATGTGTGAGAGCGGAGAGATACCGTATGAAACTATAAAAGAGATTATAGATGAACAGGAGGAAAGTCAGTGAGACTATGGATTGAAGTTGAAAACGGAAAACGGGTTGAATGTGAAGAGATTAAGACGGTAAACGGCCAGGATAGCATTCTTGTCTTTGAGACAGCCAAGAAGCTGACGAAGTCATGCATAGATGACTTTCGTAAGTACATCAAAGAGCAGACCGGTCATGAGTGTGTCCTGGTGGGTGCAGGAATCCGTCTGGTGGCGGAGGTATCCCCCGGGGAGTTGTGTAAAAAATAGACACACTTCGGGACACCGACGCCCCACCTCCAAACACACAAAATCTTAGAAATGAGAATATCGGCCCAGAAGGAAGGTGATAGGATGGCAAGGCCAGCTAAATCAGCCAGGGTAAAGACTGGCACAATTACAAAAGAAGAAGAGGCGCAGCGCCTTGAGCTGGAGGATAAGCTTCGCGGGAAGAATGACAAACTGGTACCGCCGCTGTACCTAACAGAATCCCAGATGGAGATATTCAACTACATTATGGCCGAACTGCAGGAGGCCGACATCCTGGGTAACCTGGACCTGTTCATCCTGGCACAAACCGCCATTGCTGTTGACCGTATTCAGGAGCTGGACCGGCAGGCCAACGATAAGAAGGAACTGCTCTTTGAGAATTCCTTCCGGATGGCCAGGGCCGAAGCTTCAAAAGAATACTTCCGGTGCTGCAATGAGCTGTGCCTATCCCCTCAGAGCCGGGCGAAGCTGTCTATTGCGAAAGTGAAGCCTGGAGAGAAGAAAAAGACCATCATGGATTTAATCAATGAGGACAACGAAGACGAAGGTTAAGCACCCGGCGGTCGCATATGCTGAGGGGGTATGCCGGGGAAAGATTAAAGCGCCGAGGTACGTAATCCTCCAGTGTGCAGACTTTTTGCAGACGTACAAAGGGAAGAACAAGAAATATATCATCAATGAGAGTCTGCTGGATAAGATATATAAGATTCTTAAGGTGCTCAAGATGGCCAAGGGACCCAAGGCTGGGAGGTCCATCTATTCGGCGCTGGCCGGGTATCAGTGGCTGCTCATAACGGCGGTCCTCTGTACGGTCCATCGGAATGACAAACGGATGCGCCGGTACCAGACGGCGGTCCTGGAGATTTGCAGGAAGAATGGCAAAACATTTGTTGTTGCTGTTCTTTTTATTTTGCTCTTTTACCTGGAGCCGGCCTATTCCCGGTTCTTTTCCGTGGCGCCGGATGGGGCGCTGGCCCGTGAGATTAAGGAGGCTCTGGAGCCGCTGCTGGCAACCAACGTGGAGGTCTTTGAGGAAAACGAGTTTAAGGTGCTGCGGGACTACATCCTGCATAACCCCACAAAGACGAAGTACACGCCACTCAATTATTCCACCAGCAGGATGGATGGTAAGGAACCCAGCGTGTTTATTGCGGATGAAGTGGGAGCGCTTCCCACCTCCTACCCGGTGGAGGCCATGCGTTCCGGCCAGCTGCTCATCCGGAATAAGCTGGGGTTTATCATCTCAACCAAATACCCAACAGCGGACAACCCTCTGGAGGATGAGGTGGACAACGCCAAGAAAATCCTGGATAGTCTGATTGATGATGAGACCGTGTTTGCCCTACTCTATGAGCCAGACAATACAAAAGATTGGGCTACGGACGACACCATCCTGGCCCATGGAAATCCTCTGGCATTGGAAATTGAGATGGTATGGGATGAACTGCTAAAGAAGCGCCGGAATGCTATCAACCGTGAGAAGCTGCGGGAAAACTTCCTGACCAAGCACTGTAACATCATCTATCAGGGCGCCGGGACAGAGACATACATCCCGATTGACCAGGTGAAGGCCTGCAAGGTACCGCGGATAGACTGGGAAGGCCGGGAGGTTTATGTGGGGGTTGACCTTGCAATGACAAACGATAACTGTTCCGTGACCATGTCGGCGGAGGAGGACGGGGAGATACTGAGCCACGTCATGACATTTATACCAGAGGGAAGGATTGATGAAAAGAGTGAGTTTGAGAAGTTTGATTACAGGGCGGCCATTGCCGCGGGAACCTGCATTGCCTGCGGTGATATGACAGTGGATTACGGTGTGATTGAGGACTACGTGGCAGGCCTGGAAGAATCCAGGGGTGTGGTTATTAAGTCAATCGGCTACGACCGGTATAATGCCCTGTCAAGCGCCCAGAAATGGGATAAGGATTACACAACAGTAGAAATACGGCAGCATTCGGACACCCTGCATCCTCCCACCAAGTTATTGGCGGAGATGGTGGCAAACCAGAAATGGCATTATGAGGAAAACCGGTTGCTGGAAACCAATTTTGAGAACGCGAAGTGTACCTATGACACCAACATGAACCGGTATGTCAACAAGAAGAAATCCAAGGGGAAGGTGGACGGAGTGGTGAGCATTATCAACTCAGTGTACCTGCTCCAACAGGATATCCTTTTTGACGACAGTGGTTTTACAGTGCAGGTGTGTTAGTTGCGATATCGCAATAGAGAGAGGAGTGATTGCATATGTGGTCCTTTCGGTTGAGGGCAGACCCGGAACCAGAGAAAAAAGAAACAGAGTCTAATGAGGATGCATTGCTGAGGGCCAGTCTGTCGGATGACTACATGACCAGGGACCAGGCCATGAACGTGCCGGCCTTTGCGGCCTGTGTGAATAAGATAGCGGAAACCGTTTCAACCATCCCTGTTCGGCTTTATAGGCTGGTGGATGGGAAGCTGGAAGCAGTTGAGGATGATGCCAGGGTTCGACTGCTAAATGATGATACCGGGGACACCCTGGATGGGGTGCAGTTCAAGCGGGCGCTGGTCAGGGACTATCTGACCGGGAAAGGCGGTTATGCTTTCATCAACCGGACCGGGAACCAGATAAGGTCCCTGCATTATGTCAGGGAATCTGAGGTATCCTTCCTGTTCACATCAGACCCGATTTTTAAGGACTACGACATCATGATTCAAGGGACGAAATATAAGCCCTTTGAATTTCTGAAAGTGCTCAGGAATACGGAGGATGGACGTTCCGGCAGGAGTGTGGTGGATGAGAACAGTGAAGTCCTGAGCGTAGTCTACCATTCCCTGAAGTACGAAAAGAACTTGGTCAAGACCGGCGGCAATAAGAAAGGGTTTATCAAGTCGGCAAAAAAACTGGCAGAACCGGCCATTAAGGCATTAAAGGCGGCATGGCACAGACTTTACCAGAACAACACGGAAAATGTCGTCATATTGAACGAGGGGTTAGAGTTCCAGGAAGCCAGTAACACATCCGTGGAGATGCAGCTGAATGAGAACAAGAAAACCAACAGTGACGAAATCTGTAAGCTGTTCAACATGCCGCCGGCCATGATAAACGGCGGCGCCACGGAGCAGGATAAAACAAACTTCGTCCAGTACTGCCTGAACCCAATCTTAAAAGAATTTGAGTGTGCCCTGAACCGGGACCTGCTTCTTGAATCAGAGAAGGGGTCCTTTTATTTTGCAACGGATACGTCGGAGCTGACGAAAGGGGACATTGAAAAACGTTTCCGGGCCTATGAAACGGCCTGTAAGAACGGATTCATGCAGATTGATGAAATACGGCGGTGGGAGAACATGCCGCCATTGGGATTGGATTTTGTCCGCCTGGGTCTGCAGGATGTGCTGTATGACCCGGTGACAAAACAGTTTTATATGCCAAACATGAACCAAACCGGCGGACTCGGACAGAAAGAGTCAGAGCCGGTGCAGAAAGAAGGTGAAAAGAAAAATGAGGATTGAACTAAGGTCGGACAGCGTGGTGATTGAAGGCTATGTCAATGCCGTGGCCAGAGATTCGCGGCCTATGAGGGACCGTAAGACCGGGAAACGGTTTGTGGAGCAGATTGTACCGGGGGTGTTTGAGCGGGCGCTCAGGCACAATGAGGTGCAGCTGCTCCTGAACCATGACAAGACCAGAAACCTGGGTTCCACAAGCACAAACCTGGAACTGTATGAGGACAGCATCGGACTCCATGCCAGGGCGGAGGTCACGGACCCGGAAGTCATTGAAAAGGCCCATAAGAAGAAACTCAGAGGCTGGTCCTTTGGGTTTCGGGAACGGGACGCCAGCACGGAGGATATCCATGACGCTCTGGAACGCCGGTATGTGGAGGACATGGACCTGGTGGAGGTTTCTATCATTGATGAGAGGAAACAGCCTTGCTATGAGGGCACCAGTGTTGAGGTGAGGGCAGAGGGTGATATGGTCCTGACACCGGAGCCATTGGAAGTCCGCGCGGATTATGTGGAGGTTAAGGAAACAAAGGAAACGATTGATATGAGTAAGTATCACAATAGAATCAAGGAATTAGAGAAGGAGAAAGCAGAATGAGAAAGAAAACAGTTGTAAGGCAGTACATGCAGTATCGTGCGGAGGATTTAAAATCTCTTACAGAGCAGCGGGCCGACCTGGTCCAGCAGATGAAAGACCTGACGTCCACCGCAGAGACGGAGCAGAGGGCATTTTCAGAGGAAGAGGACCAGAGGTTTGATGATCTGGATAAACAGGTGAAGGCCCTGGACAGCACCATTGAGAAGCTGGAACGTGCCAGGGACCTGAAACTGAATATCACCGGTACGGAGAAGCATGAGGAACTGAAACAGGAGGAGCTGGAAGAAAGGGCCTTTGCGAACTATATTCGCCGGGAATGCGGAGCCACGGGCCTGGAGGTCAGGGCTGGGGAACAGAACATGACCATGGGGAACAACGGAGCAGTCATCCCCACGACCATTGCGAACCGGATTATTGCAGCGGTTAAGGATATCTGTCCGATTTACAGCCGGGCAACCATTTACAACGTAAAAGGTACTTTGAAGGTGCCTGTGTGGGGAAAGGCTAATACAGACCATGACATTGCTGTTGGGTATCAGGAGGAATTCACGGATATCACAGCAGATTCCGGGAAATTCACAAGCATTGACTTGTCCGGATATCTGGCCGGTGCACTCACGCTGATTGGCAAATCCGTTGCAAACAATGCGCAGGTTGACGTTGTGAGTTTCATTATCACAGAGATGTCCAAGGCAATTGCAGAATTCCTTGAAAAGGAACTGCTGATTGGAACGTCCGGTAAGGCTCAGGGCGCCCTTTCTACGACCAACACCGTGACGGCAGCTTCTGCAACCGCCATAACTGCTGACGAACTGATTAGCACACAGGCCTCCATCAAACAGGCCTACCAGACAAATGCCTGCTGGATTATGCATCCGGATACATTCACGGCTTTCCGAAAGCTTAAGGATGGGAATAACCGTTACCTGCTGCAGGATGACTTTACCAGTGAGTTTCCATACAGACTGCTTGGGAAGCCAGTGTTTGTATCTGATAACATGCCGAAGATGGGAGCCGGAAAGAAGGCTGTGCTTTATGGAGATATGACTGGACTGTCCGTGAATATGCGGGAGAACGTGGAAATCCAGGTACTGCTGGAAAAATATGCCACACAGCATGCGGTTGGTATCGTGTCATGGTTTGAGTTTGATTCCAAGGTTACCGACAATCAGAAGCTGGTCACGGTATCCATGAAGGCCTCCGCATAAGGAGAAGGTCTATGAAGGTAAGCGAGATAACATTTAGCGATATCTGCCGGCAGATACGCGAAGAAGAGGCATATGTGACAGAGGAGAGCAGGAAACATCTTTCCATCCTCCAGAAGGCGGCCGTGGACTATGTGAAGGGATATACAGGCCTTGATGAGGCCGCGATTGATACACATGAGGATATCACAATTGCCGTCCTGGTACTTATCTCCGATATGTACGATAACCGGCAGATGACCGTGGACAAGAACAATGTCAACCGGGTGGTGGATACCATCCTGGGGATGTATTGTGTCAATCTTCTGTGAGGTGGTGATTGGATGAACGCAGGAGCGTACCGAGAGCCTGTGACGATTGAGAAGAATGGCTATACCGAGGACGATATAGGGAACCAGATAGCGGGCTGGACGGAATATTACCGTGGATATGCCTACATGAACAACCTGTCAGGCTCCGAGTATTGGGAGGCCGCGCAGACACAGTCCCAGAACACAATTATGTTCGTTTTCCGATATCATCCGCTGTTGGGCGCCATGAATACGAAGGAATACCGGTTGATGCACCGAGGCAAGGCTTATAACATCACCAGTATTGATAATGTGCAGTATAAGAATGAAACCGTGAAAATCCGTGCCACAGCAAAGGAGTGATGTCATGTCAGGAATTGGGATTGACTCTCTGGGAAAAGAGATTGCCAAAATGATGGAGGAATATGCTTCTGAGGTGGCAGCCGACATAAAGGCAGAGGCCAGGGCGGTAGCAAAGGAGTCGGTGAAGGAACTGAAAAAGACATCCCCAGATGGGCCTGGGAGCAGGAAGGGGCATTACAAGGATGGTTGGGCATCCAAGGTGGAAACAGAGAACGCGGTATCAATTGGTATCCAAATCTATAATAAAAAGAAACCGGGCCTTACACACCTGCTGGAGAAAGGACATGCAAAACGAGGCGGAGGCCGGGTGGAAGGCATCCCGCATATCGGCCCTGCGGAAAAGCAGGCTGTCAAGGATTATGAAAAACGGCTGAAAGGGAGGTTATCACGATGACAGAAAAGGATGTATGCCGGATGGTCAAATCAGCCGGATTCCCTACGGCTTACCATCATTTTGAAGAAGGGCAGGAACCGGGAAAACCCTATCTGGTGTATCTGTACCCAGAAACTAATAACTTTTCTGCTGACGGGATTGTTTACCAAGGCATCAATAAACTGGACCTGGAACTGTATACGGATATAAAAGACCTGGAAGCAGAAAAAAGCGTGGAGGCCGTGCTGAAAGAGCATGGCTTTTTCTATGAGAAAACAGAGGCGTACCTTGAATCTGAAAAGATGTATGAGGTGCTGTATGAAATGGAGGTATTAATCAATGAATAAAGTCAAGTACAACCTTAAGAACGTGCATTACGCAACACAGACAACCGGAGAGGACGGGGCAATCACGTTTGCCAAACCGTCACCCATCCGGGGTTCCGTCAGCATTGCCCTGGACGCGCAGGGCGACATCTCCAAGTTTTACGCGGACGGAATCACCTACTATCAGGCAGCTGCCAATAACGGCTATGAGGGGGACCTGGAGGTGGCCCTGCTGCCGGAAAGCTTCCGGACGGACGTCTTGGGGGAAACATTAGACGGAAAGAAGGTTCTGGTAGAAAATGCCGATGCCAAACAGACCGCGTTTGCCCTGCTGTTTGAGTTTGACGGTGATGAGAAGGCCATCCGACATGTGCTGTATAACTGTAGCGCCACCAGGCCGTCCGTGGAGTCCCAGACCAAGGAGGAATCCATTGAACCGGTAACAGAGACTCTGACCATCTCTGCAACACCTCTTCCGGACGGGAGGATTAAAGCACGGACCGGTGATACAACGGATGAGGCAACCTATAACGGTTGGTATGACAATGTATATGAGACAGCCGCATCCGGCTTAGGAGCGTAACGGAGGTAAGACATGATAAGCAAGGAAATAGAGATTGATGGAAAGCTGGTGCCGTTCAAGGCATCGGCTGCCATACCAAGGCTGTACCGGGCGCGGTTCCGGCGGGATATCTTCCGGGATTTAATGCGTCTGGGAAAGGCCGTGAAAGGCGAGGAAGGCGAGGAAATCCCAATCAGTGACCTGGAGCTGTTTGAGAATGTGGCATACATAATGGCGCTTCATGCTGACCCGAACCAGCCAGGGACACCGGAGGAGTGGCTGGACCAGTTCAATACGTTTTCAATTTACACGGTACTGCCCCAGCTCCTTGACCTGTGGCATCTGAACATTGAGACAGATGTGGAGGCCAAAAAAAAACGAAGCCGAGCAGCCGGGAAATGACAACGCCCTTGTTCATGCTCCGGGCGGCCCAGCTGGGGGTAGCGGTTAGTGACCTCGACCTGCTCACCATTGGGCTGGTCCTGGACATGTTTACAGAGTCACAAAATGACAGCTATAAGTATCCAAACCTGGCAACCCAGGAGGATTTTGACAAATTTTAAGGAGGTGGTATCGTGGCAGACCGTATCAAAGGAATCACAATAGAAATCGGTGGGGATACCACCGGTCTAAACAAGGCATTAAACGGCGTCAATAAAGAAATCAGCAGCACACAAGGCCAGCTTAAGGATGTGGAGAGGCTGCTGAAACTGGATCCGACCAACACAGAGCTGCTGAGGCAGAAACAGAAGCTCCTGGCGGATGCCGTACAGGGAACCAAGGGCAAACTGGATACGCTGAAAGAGGCAAATAAGCAGGTGACGGAATCGGCCTCGAATTACGATGCCTGGAAAGAAAAGTATGACCCAATCAAGAAACAGATAGATGAGACCAAAAAGAAACTGGGAGACCTAAAAGAACAGTCCAGAAACGCCGATGAGCAGTTGGCAAATGGGGAGATATCGCAAGAGAAGTATGACGCCCTGCAGGAGGAAATCAAGAAAACCTCCAGCGAATTAAAAACGCTCCAGAAATCAGCTAAGGAGGTATCGGATGAATTCGGGAACCCGGTAGCGCCGGAGCAGTACGATGCCCTGCAGAGGGAGATTGCTGAAACGGAGCAGCAGCTTAAGTCCCTGGAGGACCAGGCCGGGAAGGCCAATACAACGTTGCAGCAGATTAGTGTGGCCGGCGACAAGTTCCAGAAAGTCGGACAGGAGATTGAAGGTGTCGGAAAGAAATTTCTTCCAGTCACGGCTGCCGTGGCCGGCGTGGGGGCTGCCGCGGTAAAGACAACGGCAGACTTTGACGAGTCCATGTCTAATGTGTCAGCCATCAGTGGGGCCACGGGTGAGGAGTTTGACCAGTTAAGGGATAAGGCCAGGGAGATGGGCACAGAGACGAAATTTAGCGCATCTGAGGCCGCAGACGCCATGAGTTACATGGCAATGGCAGGCTGGAAAACAGATGACATGCTGAACGGTATCAGCGGAATTATGAACCTGGCAGCTGCGTCCGGTGCAGACTTGGCGACCACATCCGATATCGTAACGGACGCCCTGACTGGTATGGGATACACGGCAGCGGATGCCGGGCGCCTGGCCGATGTTATGGCGGCTGCTTCCAGCAATGCCAATACCAATGTGGAGATGATGGGCGAGACATTCAAGTATGTGGCACCTGTTTGTGGCTCTTTGGGGTATTCTATGGAGGATACGGCTCTCGCAGTGGGATTGATGGCCAATAGTGGCATCAAGGCCAGCCAGGCAGGTACCCAGTTGAGAGCAGCCATCACCAATATGGTAAAACCCACGGAATCCATGGAAGGCGTCATGAATGAACTGGGGATTGAGATTGCCAATGAAGACGGTTCAATGAAGTCTCTGGATGAGACATTAAAAATCTTGCGGGAATCCTTTGCTGTCACCACAGAGGAACAGAAGGCCCAGCGCCTGGCCACCCTGGAACAGCAGGCCGTTGCGGATGGGTACGGGGACACGCTTAAGGGATTATCGGAGGAAGAAAAGTATTTTCAGCTTGCCATGTATGCCGGCCAGGAGCAGATAAAAGATATGTCTGAGGCACAGTTTAAGAAACAGGCAATGGATAAACTGGGAATCAAGGTGACCAAAAAGACCAATAAAGCACAGGTGGCCCAGAATCTTGCTTTAGCACTGGGGACTCAGGCTATTGAGGGGCTTACCCAGGAGCAACAGTCCGCATATGCGGCAACTCTTTTCGGAAAGGAAGCCATGTCTGGCATGCTGGCGATTATCAACGCCAGCGAAGAGGACTATAACAAGTTGTCTGATGCTATTGCCAATTCAGAGGGCGCGGCAAAGGAAATGGCAGAGACAATGCAGGACAACCTCAACGGACAGCTGACCATCCTTAAAAGCCAGCTGCAGGAGGCTGCAATTGCGATTGGTGACGCGCTGATACCTAAAATACGGGCGCTTGTGGCAAAGATACAGCAGTGGACGGACTGGTTTAATAAACTGGAGGATTCACAGAAGCAGGCTGTCATTACGGTTGGGCTGATTGTGGCTGCAATTGGGCCTTTATTGATTGCTATTGGGAAGGCATCAACAGGTATCGGTGCGATAATGAGTGCAGTGACTGCGCTTGGTCCTATGCTGGCTGGATTATCAGCGGCAGGTGGCCCCATAATGTTGACCGCGGCTGCCCTGGGAGCAATTGCTTATGCAGCATATGACGCGAAAGAGAGAACCAAAGAATATTATGATAGAGCCGTAGAGCTTACTGACCAGGAACAGCACCATAGGGAGATGATAGATGAATTATACAGCTCATATAAGCTCATGAACCAAAGTCGTGTGGATGCTGTTAATAGTGTAGAAGCGGAAGCAACAAAGGAACGGGAGTTGTTTAGTGAGCTGCAGAAAGTTGCGGATGAAAATGGAAATGTAAAAGCGGGTTACGAAGAGCGGGCAAAGTATATTCTGGGAGAATTATCAACGGCTCTAGGACAGGAATATGAGTTGACTGGAAATCAGATACAGAACTACAAAGATATGTGTGACAGTATCGACGACTTAATTCTCAAAAAACAGGCAAATGCGTTAATGGATGCCAATGCTGAAGCTTACGCCGAAGCGCTCAAAAATAGGACAGATGCATTCATGAAATACAATGATGCACAAAAGGACGTAGAAGAAACAACAAAAAAATTAGAAGAATCGCAACGTCGGGAAGCACTGCTCCAAGAAGACCTTAATGCTTTGCGAGAAAGTGGAATTGTACATATGCTTGGGCTTTCCAACGAATCGGCGTATCTCGCTGAAAAAGTAAAGGAAGCATCGGAAACCACTAAAGGATATGAGGATAAGTTGGCTGAATTAGACCAGACGCTTCTGGATGCAGAGACAGCTTATGTCGGATATAAAACAGTTATAAGCAATCAAGATATGCTGATTGCGGCAAAGGATAATCAAGAACTATTGGCTGATGCTGTATTAATGGCAAGTAATAGTTTTCAGACGGCGGAATCATCAACAAAGGCCTCTTTAGAGCGGCAGTTGCAAGACTTTACCGACAAATACCAGGCTATGCAGGCAGCTGTAGATGCAGGAGCGCCAGGCGTAGTACAGGCAGATGTTGATCAAATGAAAGAACTGGTTGACCGAGCCAAGAAAGAACTAGACAGATTGCCCGATGTGATAAGGGAAACAGCAGGAAAGAACGCTCTTGCGGCTGCCGCAGAAAGTAATGACGGATATCGGTCAGCAGGAGGGGATTACGCAAAAAAACTGGCAGAAGGAATTGATGACGAGAAAGATGGCGTCGTTGATGCAATGACAGATGTAGCCAATGAAACTGAATTTGCTGCAGAAGATGGGCTGCCACAGGAAGCATTCTCAAATATTGGAAAGCAAATAACGGCAGGACTAACAGGCGGAATCACTTCGGGAAAGAGTGAGGTGGTGAAAAACGTTCAGCGCATGTGCGCTGAAATAATCACGTCTGCAAAAACGCAGTTAGGTGTTCATTCTCCATCCACGGTATTCGCGTACATAGGCCAGATGTCCGGTAAAGGATTCATTACCGGATGGGCAGGAACCGTAGCGGAGATGCAGAATACCATCCACTCCTCAGTCAGTAAGGCCGTGACTGAGGCAACGGCAACATTTTCTGGAATCGAGGACTCATTGCTTTCACTTCGTGATTCATCCGGAAGCACCATTTCCGAAGTAGTAAAAAATGCAGAAGAAGCGCAGGAAGCCCTGCAGAAGATTCAGGACGGACTTGAAAAAACGATATATGGTCAGATTAATACCTTTGACAAATTTGACGGTAAAACCAAGATGTCCACAAATGAACTTTTGGAAAACATGCAGTCTCAGGTTGATGGAACAGAGCAGTGGTCTGATAACTTGAGAGAGCTGGCAGAAAGAGGAATTGACCAGGGACTATTGCAGAAACTGGCAGAGATGGGGCCGAAAGGTGCTGGATACGTTGCGGTATTCGCTAAAATGACGGAAGAAGAGTTACAAAAGGCGAATGATTTATTTGCACAGACAATGACCCTTCCAGAAGCAACTGCGGAAAGCATTATGCAGTCATATCAGGTTGCCGGTGGGTTTAAAGATGGCATAACCGAAGAAATCCCACAAGTAATAGAGGAGGTATCGAAAATGTCGCAAGGAATCACCGCAACCATTGAGGCGCTTATCCCTCTGGCCAACACCTGGTCTGGGGATATGATGGACGGATCCATCCAGGGAATTAATGCAAAGACATCCGAGGTAGAGGCAGCCTGCCGGAGTGTGGCGGGCACGGTCTCTGACTACCTGCATTTCACCCGACCGGAAAAGGGGCCGCTCCGCTATTACGAAGAATGGATGCCTCATATGATGCAGGGCCTGGAAGAAGGTATTAGGGGAAATATGTGGCGCGTAACAGACCAGATGGCAGCCCTGGCCGGGAGTATGGACGTCATGACCATGGATATGTCAGGCGGCGGGGAACAGAATGGCAGCGTCACACAGCAGGTCATTTCATTGCTGGAGACATATCTTCCGGACATTGCCTCCCAAAAGTACGTCATGATGGACGGGAAGGCCCTGGTGGGCAAGACCGCGGGACAAATGGACCGAAAATTGGGCCAGGTACAGGCCCTTAAGGAGCGGATAGGATGATACATCAAAGCGTGAGCATAAACGGCATTGACATGCTGTCAACTTATGGGATGGCACTGGCAAACAGACATTGTGTTCAGCCGCCGGTACCAAAGACAATCTATCAGGATGTTCCGGGGGCCGACGGCTCCCTGGACCTCTCCACAGCGATTGCGGGCCGGATTATATATGAACGGAGGGTAATTACTCTTAATTTTGGATGCGGTTATCCGATGGACAAGTGGCCGGAGGTGTTTTCAGAAATCCTACGAAACTTCCACGGCAGAGAAGGAAAACTAATATTCGATGATGACCCGATGTACTATTATGCCGGGCGCATGACGGTATCTGAATACTCCAGAGCAAGGACCTTGGGAACATTCACTATCAGCGTGAATGCTGACCCTTATAAGTATGAGCTTACGGCGTCAGACGAGGACTGGTTATGGGATTCATTCTCCTTCGAGAAAGGAGTAATTCGTGATTATAAGGAACTGGAGGTGATTGGCAGCCTTTCCCTTAACGTCCCAGGCACGCAGAGATGGGTTATTCCTGAAATTACGGTGTCAGCTGCTATGACGGTGAGCTATGGCGGCAAGGACTATGAACTGAAACAAGGAACGAATAAGATATATGACATTGTTATAAAGGAAGGGGAGAACGTGCTCATGTTCACCGGGACCGGGACGGTTACCATATCGTACAGGGGAGGAATATTGTAAATGTATCGGGTATATGTAAAAAACATGAATGGAGAATACCCCATATACGAGCCGCTTGATGATACGCTTCGGATATTTGAGCCAGTGCTTACCCAGGAGATGGGAAGCGCCGGCTCTTTCACATTCCGGGTGCACAAAGAACATCCATACTATAAGCAATTGAAAGTCCTGACGTCTGAGGTGATTGTTTATGATGATGGCGCATGTGTATTCTGTGGCCGGATGTGGAGACCGGAACAAGACTTTGATAATATGGTCGCGGTTACCTGTGAGGGAGAGCTGACGTATCTTCTGGACAGTCGGCAACGCCCCTTTACGTACACTGGAGGGATAGACGGATACATAGGACAGCTTCTTGACGTACATAACAGCCAGGTGGACGCCAGCCGGCAGATTAAAAAAGGTAACATAGTGGTGAGTGGGGATGGTGGATACAAAGAGTGGACCGTCCAGGGCTTTCCAGAAACGCTCACACTATTGAGGCAGTTGCCGGAATCGTTTGGGGGCTATCTCCGTGTCAGGCATGAGGCCGGAGTGCGTTATTTGGACTATCTGTGGGATTATGGAGGGATTAACACTCAGGTAATCCGATTTGGGGAGAACCTGCTGGATTTGACACACTATGTTGATGCCACGCAGATTATAACATGTCTGATTCCCCAGGGGGCAGATGTGGAATACAAGGATGAGTCAGGGGAGACACAGTCCAGGGCAGTGGATATAACATCCGTTAATGGAGGTGTAGACTACATCGAGAACGCGGAAGCCGTGGAGCTGTACGGGAGAATATGGGGATATCAGAAATGGGACGATGTGACGGAACCTGGTATATTGCTTGCTAAGTCCAGGGAATACCTCAAAGAGGCTTCAACCCTTCCTGCCTCAATGGAAGTATCTGCTGTGGACCTGGCAGCCATAGACAGCACCGTACAACAATTTCAATTAGGATTCTGGACGGATGTATCCAGTGACCCTCATGGAATCAATCAGAAGTTCCTGCTTACACGGCGGGAAATCAATCTGCTTGACCCTGGACAGGGTAGTATCACACTGGGGCGGCAGACGGAGACTCTGACCGGAACCACGGTCAAGAACCAGACAGCTGTATCTGAGCGCATTGAGAAGGTGGCAGAAGATACGGCCCAGGAGATTAACCGCAGGGTGGAGAATGCCACACAGCTCATTATGGGAGGTAAGGGAGGCTATGTCGTCATTGACAACATAGAACCTGATACCGGGAATACGACCACACCGTGGCGTATCCTCATCATGAACACGCCGGATAAGGAGACCGCTACGAATGTAATCCAGTTCAATCAGAATGGCATCGGATTTTCGACAACCGGCATCAATGGACCGTATAAGAATGCATGGACCATAGACGGGAACCTGGTGGCTGATTTTATCACTGCCGGTCAGATGCTGGCGGACCGAATCCGTGGAGGGACGTTGGAGCTTGGAGGTACCGGACCTGGTAAGGATGGTGTCCTGATAATCCGAAATGTTGACGGAAAGGAACTGGCGCGTTTCGATAAGAATGGTATAACAATCAATGAGGGTAACATCAACATGACATCAGGCAGTATCACACTGCCAGGATTCAAGCTGACATCCGGTGGCGTCCTTACTCTTGACGGTACAAGTAATAATACAACGGTGGGAGCCAACCTGATTAATGTCAATACGCTCCGGGTTGCGGACCAAATAATGGCCAGCGGAGCATCGTTTAATATAGGTGGTATGTATAGTACAGGCAGCTATGTCCACGGCAGTTTCATGGGTGATTTCCACGGGTCATTCTACGAAACATCCGACCGGCGAAAGAAGAAAAGAATACGACCTTTAAAGGATGGTCAGGCTCAGGCACTGGTACTTGGGCTGAGTCCCAAAGTATATGTAATGAAAGAGACTGGGGAACCGATGATGGGATTTGTGGCCCAGGACGTGGAGAAGTTGCAGAAGCAGCTGGGGATTGACTTGCCGTTGACATCCATAGATAAGGATGGGTATTACTGTATCCCCTATATGAATTACATTGCTCTTCTGACCGGTGCAATACAGGCCCAGCAGAAGCAGATAGACCGTTTAACAAGGAAAAAAGAAAGAGGTGATAAACGATGGCTGACATCAGTAAAGAGATTAATGACTTCAGGGCTGCGGTGTATGGGCGGGATGTTCGGGAAAGTATGATATCCTTGGCCGAGAAGGTCAACGAAGAAGTTGAGACTAATACAACCTATGTGGATGAGGCAGTGACTACTGCCAACGGAGCGAGCCAGAGAGCCACTAAGGCATCGGAGGATGTGCAGAAAGCTATCACAGAGGCCAATACGACTCTGCAGGCGGCCAATGCCGCAAAGGTATCTGCCCAAGCATCTGCCACGGCCTCAGCGGGTTCCGCATCCGCGGCGGCAGGTTCTGCTTCTAAGGCCTCCGGGAGCGCGGCAGATGCAGCGGCAAGTGCGAAAGCGGCGGAGGATATTGCTGCGGGAATGGGTGGATTTGATGGTACGGCAACATCCGTCAAGGCAACTGATACACAGGGGATTGTCGTGGCTGCCGGAGCGGACAGTAATGCCCAGGCCATGCTGGATGCGCTGGCCCGTAAGGTTGCCCTGGAGCTGGTAAGCAATACAGCCCTTACCACGAAATTGGCGGATTATCTTAAAAAGACTGATATCGTGCAGACAGAGTCCACAGCTACAAATAAGGTCCCATCCAGCGCATACCTAAAATCAGTTAAGGATGATATAAATAGCAATTTAGTTAGTAAATTAGGTACTGGGTCATTTACGTTCACCCGGTGTCAGAAAATGATAATCTTTGTAAACGAAAACCTCCAAGGGATAACACTGGAATTTATTTTTAACGAAGAATGGTCACGTTTACTTACATTCTCTAACGATGGAATAACATATGCATCCAGAGACAGAAAAACCGGAACAGATTCCGTAATATGGACAAAGTGATTATTATGATGGCTTATTAAACTTCCAAACCTGTTTCCATCTTTGACCGTCATAAAAATCATACCAGATACCGGTGTTGTTAAATGCGATTGACGCAATCTCACCGTTTTCATAGTAGAGCTGGAATGCCCGGTCGGTTCGGTCGGAATACACGGCTGTAAAACCATTAATATTCTTGACGCCGTTTAAAGTCACCTTTGCATTGGTTTTTGCTAAATTGCTATTTTGTGATAAGAAAAAATGAATCGTAACCTGCAAATCAGGTCCCTAAACCAGGGGCTTATTTTATTGCCCGGCAGGCCGCTGGGCGGAAAGGAAAAATAAATGAATGAAAAGATTGTATTGAAAAACGGGAAGGAGTACCCGCTGGTCATCGGCGGCACGTCCTCCACACCCCACACTCTGCAGCTTATCTTCCAGGCGGAGGAACCCTTGGAGGACATCGTGACCGTGTTTGCGGATGCTGCAGCCACGGAGCAGATTAAGACTGTCAATGATGATGGCAGCACATTGCTGATGTACGATGGTTATACAGTACTGAATGACCCAAAGAGTATTGATGACAACTATCTTATTACCCCGGAGCAGTACGGAGAGGACGGAGCCGTCACTGCGGAGGCTGTATATGGCCGTGTGGCGCTCCTAACGCTCTCCCAGCCGGGTGTAGGGGTGCAGGTGGATAAACTTAGGGCCGATGTCGATTACGTGGCTATTATGGCCGGTATTGATTTATAGGAGGAGATGAGACCATGGATGTGAAAGCATTAGCGATAAAGTATTACCCAAAGCTGTGGGACATTGACCGGCTTAAGGCCCTGGTGGCCGCGGGTAAACTGTCCGAGGCGGACTACAAGGAGATTACCGGAGAGGACTACACAAAATAAAGAAGGGCGAGGTATATTAAAATGGATAAGGTGAAAGCAGCGTTTGTTGCAGCATTTAGCATGATTTTTGGATGGTTGGGAATTCTGGCAGTTCCCGTGCTTATACTGGCTGGATTGAATTTTACAGACTACATAACCGGTATCCTGGCATCAAAACGGCGCAATGAGCTGGTGACCAGTGACAAGGGACTGTGGGGCATCGTCAAGAAGATAGGTATGTGGATATTGGTGGGATTAGGATGGGCTATGGATGTGCTGATTAATTATGCCGGCCAGTATGTAGGACTGTCTATTAAACTGCCCTTCGTGGTTGCTACCATCGTGGCAGTATGGCTTATATGTAATGAGATAATCAGCATCCTGGAAAATCTGCTGGATATCGGCGTGGCCATGCCGCCATTTTTAATGCCGCTGGCCAGGATGATTAAGGGGCAGGTTGAAGATAAGACAAAAATGGATACCTGAGAGGAGGTGGTCCGCATATCTCCCGCCGCGGGGTTAAGCGGGCGTTGCGATATCGCAACTTGTGACGTCACAACTTTTCATGGCTCAGGGATGTCCCTGGGCCTTATTTTTTTTGATGGAGGAAAACACTATGAGTAAAACAGCAGCAGGATTAATACGGCACTGCAAGGACAAGCTGGGAACCCCTTACGTCTACGGCGCCAAGGGCGAGGTCCTTACCCAGGCCATCCTGGACC